GCATTTCCTGGATTTAGCCTTCAAGCAATGCAATGGAATTTAATGTGGTGGTTGAACAACCATACCGAAGATTATATCCAAAATTCGATCATAATTGTTGGCCTTACCGAGGAAAGTAGAGTTAGTTGGTATAATCCAAAACACGTAAGTGAATACGGCGATCCAAAATGGAACAGGCATATACACGCTACTTGGTTAAAGAGTTCGGGTCCTAATGTAGATACTGGATGGAGGGAATTACACAAGCATCATTTAAATATGACTGATTGCGACGAACTATACCAATTAAACTACGAAACGACAGTGAGATTATTTGATGGTATAAGTTCCAGATATAACATTCCTGTTGTTCAGTTTAATGCAATGGCAACCACTACAACAACAACTCCTTGTACTACGTTGTACGAGTACGACAGTAGGCATATGCTTACTAGTGCCACAGATGTATATAAGCCAATGGGACATCCAAATGAGAAAGGGCACAAATTAATTGCAAATGATTTAATATCAGTTATTGACACACTTATATAGATGCAAGATACACGGTTATCTCCTGTGCATCTTAATTAGTGTTATGTTGCTAAAACATAATATTATATACTTTGTGATTTTAGTTGCAAAGTATGGCATTTTTGCTCCATGTCCCCCCAATAGAGCAAGTACAACAAATTAAGTAAGAAGCATTATAATGTTCATTTCTTTGTTAAAGTTAGCGAAGCACTGCTGTAGCACAACGCTAAGTACAAAAATATTGTGTTAGTACAAAGGCTTTTTAGTTTAGTTGTTAGATGTTTGTTTGCCTTTTCATACCGCGATTGACTCGCGTGTGTACGTTTCGAGTCATTTAACCTATCCGTTCATTACGAACAACTTATTCAACCTATACCTTACATTGTTAATATATAATATTATCAATGACGAATATTAAATACTTAGCAAGTTTTGGCTGTAGTTGGACTTATGGCAATTCTTGTGCTGACATCGAAGTAGGTAGTTTTAGAAGTCTTCTAGCCAAAAAATACAACCTCGATCAAATAAGTCTGGGCATGCCTAGTAGTAGTTTGCAATCGATGCAATGGCAATTAGTTTGGTGGCTAAAAAATACAGACTTATCTATAATCAAACAGACATTCGTATTAGTTGGATTGACTGGAGAGGATCGTACAAGTTGGTTTAATAATCAATATAAATGCGACGTGTCTCTGCCACCTTGGGACAAGAGTATCCATAACACAATGATCAATCCCAAAGAATACAATAACATAGATTTTGATGCTTGGGGAAATATTAAAAAATTCCATTATGTTTATTCACATTGCGAAGAACTGACACAACTTAACTTAGATAGTGCATCCATACTGTTTGATTCAGTAGGCGCAAAATATAATATACCAGTTTTGCAATTTAATACGGTTGCCACGAAAAAGCCTACAAATATAGATACGTTTTACGATATAGAAATGAACGATATTTTATTACATGAACATTTCCCGCCAAACGACAACCACCCTAACGAATTAGGCCATGCAGTGATTGCAGAAAAATTAACCGAAATAATAGAAGCAAACAAACTAATAACCTACAATTCAAATAGTTAATATATAATATTATCATGCTAGATATACTTTCTTACTTACCTCCCAAACGTAAAAAATCCAGTAGTGGGTGGATTTCGTTTAATGCAGTTTGTTGCACGCATAATGGCGAGTCGTACGACAAACGCGGCCGTGGTGGTGTAATGCTAGAACACGAACACAATTGGAGATACCATTGTTTTAATTGTAATTTTACGGCAGGATTTACATTAGGCAAGCCAGTTAGCATTAAAACACGTAAGTTACTTGGATGGCTTGGTGTGAGTAAAGTTGACATAGACTGGTTAAATTTAGAAAGTTTGCGCAATAAAAGTATAGACGACATAGTAGATGATCGAAACCAAACTATCACCGCAAACATAAAATTCAATGAAGTTAGTTTACCGGAGTCTGCTCGGTTAATCGAAGTAACGGACACACATTTTGTCGACTATCTAAGTGGCAGAGCAATAAAATTCGATCAGTACGGGTTTATGATTACACCACGTGATAAAGCACGAAATAAGAATAGAATAATAATTCCGTACATGAACAAAGGAAAGATTGTTGGTTATACATCCAGGTTCCTAGACGATAGGATACCAAGATACTTAAACGAACAGCAACCTGGGTATGTATTTGGGTTGGATTTCCAACAAGAGAATTGGAAGTTTGCTATTGTTACGGAAGGTATATTAGATGCGATAAGTATAGATGGATTAGCAGTACTACATAACAAAATTGGTAGTCCACAAGCACAGCAATTAAAACAGTTGTACAGAAAAATTATTGTTGTTCCTGATCAAGACAAAGCTGGACTAAAGCTAATAGACGATGCTTTGGAAAACGGGTTTAACGTAAGTATTCCTGACTGGGGAGATAGTAGTATAAAGGACGTGAACGATGCTGTTGTGAAATTTGGCAAAATAGCAACAGTATTAAAGATACTCAAATACGCAAACGCAAGTAGCCTTAAAATAAAACTTGCCAAAAAGGAATTAGAGAGAAAAGTTGAAAGAATACACTAAAGAAATACAGAAGTTATTTTTAGAAATGATGTTAAACGATGCACAGAGTTTTGTGCGTGTACAGAACATCTACAATATAGAAAACTTTGACCCATCGCTACAAGAAGCCGCTACTATGATTAGTGAGCACTCGGGCGATCACGGAACATTGCCCACATTGGAACAAATCAATGCAGTTACCAACAATAACTTGCAGGCAGTTCCTGAACTTAACGACGGGCATTACGATTGGTTCTTAGATGAGTTCGAAGGGTTTACGCGCAGACAAGAACTCGAGCGTGCTATTTTAGAAAGTGCAGACTTACTCGAAAAAGGCGACTTCGATCCAGTTGAGAAATTGATTAAAGATGCAGTGCAAATTAGTTTAACTAAAGACATGGGCACTGATTACTTTGCGGACCCGAAACAACGCTTACTAGCAATTAAAGACAACAACGGACAAACAAGCACAGGTTGGCCAATGCTAGATAAGAAATTGTACGGAGGCTTCAATAGAGGCGAACTGCAAATCTTTGCAGGTGGTTCTGGTTCTGGTAAGTCATTGTTTATGCAGAACTTAATGGTTAATTGGACGCAAGACGGAAAGAACTGTGTGTTTATTACACTGGAATTAAGCGAAGACTTATGTAGTATGCGTATGGATTCAATGATGACAGATACAGCATCTAACATGATTTTTAAAAATATCAACAATGTTGAGATGAAAGTTAAGATGTTGGCGAAGAAATCGGGCAAGTTGCGTATTAAATATATGCCTGCACAAAGTACAGTTAATGACATTCGTTCGTACGTAAAGGAATTAGAAATACAAGAAGGTATTAAAGTTGATTGTATGTGCATCGACTACTTGGATTTATTAATGCCCGTTAGTACAAAGGTTAGTCCAAGTGATTTGTTTGTTAAGGACAAGTACGTATCGGAAGAAATACGTAACTTAGCTAAAGAGTTAGATATTATTATGGTAACAGCATCGCAGTTAAACAGATCAGCAGTAGAAGAAGTAGAATTCGATCATAGTCATATATCTGGTGGTATTTCTAAAATTAATACTGCAGATAATGTATTTGGTATATTTACAAGCAGAGCAATGCGCGAACGCGGTCGTTACCAAATACAGTTAATGAAAACACGATCTAGCTCGGGTGTTGGACAAAAAGTTGAATTGGAATTTGATCTAAACACATTGCGTATTACAGATGCAGGCCTAGAACCAGACGAAGGGTCGGCTGTATCTAGTGAAATTATGAACAAAATAAAACCAGGGGTAGCAAGTAGTGCATTTGATCCAACTGAAAGTATTCCAAAAGTAAGTGGCGATGTCAAGAGTGCCAAGTTGCAAAACCTTTTAAATAATATCAAAAGTAAATAAATACAACAAACATATAAGTTAATCATTGGGAATATATGCAAAAGCATACACGAAGCATACTAGAGGAATTAGAAACCCTACATATTGCACAAGATACGAAACACGTTATTAGAAGTCGTGCGGATAACTTAATCGAAGGTGCGAGTAGATTATTAGATCTAATTGCAGAATCCTATACCGAAGAAGAAGCAGATAACTTAACACGCAAATTCCTTAATTCAATTAGAACAAAGGATAGTCGCAAGTTCCAACGTAGCTTAAAGAAAGTAAATGAAAGTAAATGAAGTTGTGCTTGAAAGTACCGATACGTACTTACGTTCGCTAAGCGATCGTTTAAGTTTACTAACTATTCCAGATGCCCTTGCTAGAGGCTTTCAGGATTCTCGTATACGCGAAGAAGCAAGTGAGTGGCTTGATAACTGGAATAGCACACTATCACAGTTAAAGAAACTACCTAGTCAATCTGCACTAACTTCTATATTACAGCAACAAGTATTTCAGGATATGGATGTTACACCAGGCATTGAAGCTGATAAGGCAATCCAACAACTAGTTGACTTAATACGCACTAAACAAACCACTTCGAACATCGCGCTAAAGTATATGACAAAGTTAACAACACTTAGTCTATTGCGCCCACCGGAAGACAAGATGAGCATGCCTTACGGCGATTACTTACCAGACAATATGATACAATCTGGCAAAGTAGTTCCTGTGCGTTATATAGTAGGAACAGACGATATAGTATGGGTTAAGTTTAATGGCGAATGGTTCGAGGACATGGATGAT